TGATTAAAAATTTTTTAAACTTTTCAATTGAAGTTATAAGAACAGCATCTAGTCGTGTTGTTTACTTTTTTAATAAACTAATTGATAAAGTTTTTACAAAACGTTGTAACTGTAAAAAGTAATGGCTAAACTTTGTCCCGAAGGAAAAGCAGCAGCTAAAAGAAAGTTTAAAGTTTATCCAAGTGCCTATTCAAACATTTGGGCTTCTAAATATGGTAAAGGAACAGTTGGTCGTAAAAAAATGGCTGCAGGAGGTAATTTATCTCAACAAAGAAAAGCCGTATCTAATTATAAACAAGGTGGTATTGCCAAAGGTTGTGGAAATGTAATGGAAAAAAGAAGAAAGATTACTAAAAAATATTAGTATGGCAAAAAAAGGTTTAAAAGAATGGTTAGATGAAAAATGGGTGGATATTGGAGCCAGACGTAAAGATGGTTCTTTTGCTCCATGTGGAAGATCTAAAGGTGAAAAAAGAAGAGGTTATCCAAAATGTGTACCATTAGCTAAAGCTAGATCAATGTCAGAAAGTCAAAGAAGATCCGCGGTCAAAAGAAAAAGAGCCGCCGGTAATACAGGTCCTAAACCTAAAAACGTTCCGACATTCGCGAAAAGAAAAGCAATGAGCGCAGGAGGATTAGTATAATGAGTGATAAATATTACAAAGCTGAAAAAGCAAAGCAAGCTAAATTTAAAGCAGCCGAAAAAAAATTAGATGAAAATTATAAAAAAGAAATGCAAAAAGAAATGGACGCTGAAAAATATGCTAGACTATTTCCAGAAGACTCTACTAGAGAATACAATCCAGTTGAACATTATAAAAAAGGTGGATTAGTAGGTAGAGGACAAGGAAAAGTTATTAAAATGAAAAAAACTAAAATGTATTAATATGGGTGATATTGCATTAAGAGGACAAGGTAGAGCAATGCTTGCAAAAGGTGGAACACCTGCATGGCAAAGAAAAGAAGGTAAATCTGAATCCGGTGGATTAAATAGAAAAGGTATTGCATCTTACAGAGCTGCAAATCCTGGTTCTAAATTATCAATGGCAGTAACAACTAAACCAAGTAAGTTGAAAAAGGGTTCAAAAGCTGCTAATAGAAGAAAATCATTTTGTGCTAGAATGAAAGGTTTAAAGAAAAGATTAACCTCTGCTAAAACGGCAAGAGACCCAAATAGTAGAGTAAACAAGTCTCTTAGAAAGTGGAATTGCTAATAATGGATGAATTAAACATTATATATAAAATACAGAAAAGAGCTCAAATGACTCTTCAACAAATTGGCGATGTGATGATAAGTGGAGGTATTGACAATTACGAGAAATACAGGTATCTACTTGGCCAGGCACAAGCCTATCAACTAATATTACAGGAAATCTCTAACCTGCTAGAAAATAAGGAGCAAAAAAATGAAGACGGAAACGTTGTCAACATCGGAAGTACAAAAGGAAGTCCCAAAAATTAATTTAGGACTTGAAGAGAAATACGAAGAAGAGAAAAAAAATCAAGCACCAGAAAAAGAACCATTAAACCCAGATAACATTGGGGATGAAACGGTTAATCAATTACCAGAACCATCAGGATATAGACTTTTGGTTTTACCATTTACACCTAAAAATAAAACTAAAGGTGGAATAATATTTTCACAAGAAACATTAGACAGAGCTAGAATCGCAACCACTTGTGGTTACGTTTTAAAAATGGGACCGCTTTGTTATAAAGATGAAAAATTTACATCAGGTCCATGGTGTAAAAAAGGAGATTGGGTTATCTTTGCTCGTTATGCGGGTTCAAGATTACCAATAGAGGGCGGAGAAGTGCGACTACTAAACGATGATGAAGTATTAGGGACTATAAAAAATCCTGAATCAGTTCTTCATTTAATTTAACATAGGAGGCACTATGCCAGAACAAGAAAAACCAAAACATGATCTAATTGATGTTGGCGAAGATCAAGGCGCTGAAATCCATTTAGATGATAAAGGCAACCCTGAAAAAGCAGAAGTTGTTGCAGAAGAAAAAATAGAAGTAGAACAGGCAGAAAAAGAAACACCTGTTGTAGAAGCAAAACAAGAAGATACGAAAAATGCTAAAGATGAATTAGCAGAGTATAGCGAAGGCGTTCAAAAACGTATTGCTAAACTAACTCGTAAAATGAGAGAAGCAGAGAGACAAAGAGAAGAGGCTATTGCTTATGCTCAATTAACTAAAAAACAAAAAGAAGAGTTAGAACAAAGAATATCTACAGTTGATAAAGGATATGTTGATGAATTTGAAAGCAGAGTTAAAACTAGTCTAGCAGCAGCTAAATTAGCTTTAAAAAATGCAATTGAATCTCAAAACGTAGAAGCACAAATTGCTGCTCAAGAGCAATTAGCGCACCTTACAGTTGAATCTGCAAGATTAAATTCTTTAAGAAATCAACAAAGTCAACCTAAAAATGTTAACATAACTCCTCAACAATATGAGCAAGTTAACACTTATAATGGTAAACAAATTCCAAATGACGTACCAACAGACGCTAAAGCAGAAGCTTGGGCATCTAAAAATACATGGTTTGGTAATGATACTGCAATGACCTATACTGCATTTGACGTGCATAAAAGGCTTGTAGAGGATGAAGGATATGACCCTAAATCTGACGAATACTATGAGGAAATTGATAAAAGAATAAGACTTGAATTCCCCCATAAATTTGCTAAGATGGAAGGTACTTCTACAGAAAGAGCAAAACCTGCTCAAGCTGTAGCTTCGGCTAAACGTTCGGCCCCAACAGGACGCAAGAAAACTGTGAAACTCTCGCCGTCACAGGTAGCAATTGCTAAAAGATTAGGCGTGCCACTAGAAGAATATGCGAAACAATTAAACATCACGGAAGGAGTATAGGCATATGGAAAAAGATAAAAACAAAACTTCACGTGCGAGTCAAACAAGAGATAATTCTGCAAAGAAAAAAACTTGGACTCCACCCTCATCACTAGATGCACCACCTGCACCAACAGGTTTTCGTCATCAGTGGATAAGAGCAGAATCTATGGGTTTTCAAGACACGAAAAACGTAGCTGCTTCATTGAGAGAAGGATATGAATTAGTTAGAGCTGATGAATATCCAGAATCTAGTTATCCAGTTGAGACTGAAGGCAGATACGCAGGAGTCATCGGAGTAGGAGGCCTATTGCTGGCTAGGATACCAGAAGAGATTGCTCAACAGATTGATGCATATTATGCAAAACAAACTGCTGATAAAGAAGAAGCAATTAATAACGATCTCATGAAGGAACAGCATCCAAGTATGCCGATCAATAATGAAAGGCAGACTCGTGTAACCTTCGGTGGTACAAAGAAGAACTAATTATTTAGTAATTCCTAAACCAACGAATTAAACTAAACAATAACAAGGACAAAAAATATGGCAAACGCAAGCACAACTGGTTTTGGTCTTCGAGCTGTAATGAACGTTGGAAATACTCCAGCGACTTCAGGACAATCTGAATACTTAATCCAAACAGCACCAGGCGTTGGTTCTTTTAAAGGAGATCCAGTATCATTCCAAGATTCAGGTGGAAATCAAGGATTTGTACAGGATGCATCTTTTACTACAACTGATGATGGTGGAGCAGGTGGAACTTCTTATAATAATACTGCTGATGCACTTTTAATAGGTGTATTCAATGGTTTCTTTTATATTGATTCTACAGGCAAACCAACTTTCGCTAATTCAGTATCAGCAAGTGTTACTACTAGCGTTAATTACAACACAGGCTCTAATTCTATTACAGCCTTTGTAATTGATAACCCAAACCAACAATATGTTATAAAAGCAGATGCAGCATTTGGAACAGATGTAGCAACAGCTCAAGCAAAATTTGGTGCGGCTAATCAAATGAACGTAAATAACTGGACTGCATCTTCAAATAAAGATGGTCAATCGATCACAACTTTAGATATTGGATCTGCAGCTACAACAGCTATGTTTACAGTAGTACGATCAGCAAACGACCCTGAAAATAATGATTTATTAGCAGCGGGCGCAAATGTTATCGTTACTATCGGTAAATCATCAGCTTTGTATAACTAATAGCGAATAGGAGATAAATAAATATGGCTATATCACGAGCACAACTAGTTAAAGAACTAGAGCCAGGTTTGAATGCACTATTCGGACTTGAGTACAAACAATACGTAAACGAAGCAGCAGAAATTTTCGATACTGAAACTTCAGACAGAGCTTTTGAAGAAGAAGTTATGTTATCAGGATTCGGAAACGCAGCTGTTAAGCCAGAAGGTCAAGGTGTAACATTTGATGATGCACAAGAAACTTTCACGGCTCGTTACACAAACGAAACAATCGCGTTAGCGTTTGCAATCACAGAAGAAGCTATTGAAGACAATTTGTATGACAGACTAGCGTCTAGATATACAAAAGCTTTAGCAAGATCTATGGCAAACACTAAGCAAGTTAAAGGAGCAGCGGTTCTAAATAATGCATTTAGTTCAACTTACGCTGGGGGCGATGGAAAAGCACTTTGTGCTACAGATCACCCAACTCTTGCCGGAAGTTTCTCAAATGAGTTAACTACTCCGTCAGACTTGAACGAGACATCTTTAGAGCAAGCTCTAATTGATATCGCGGCGTTTACAGATGAAAGAGGCCTAAAAATTGCAGCAAGAGGAATGAAATTAATTATCCCTTCTGCTCTACAATTTACTGCTGACAGACTAATGGCGTCTCAAGGTAGAACGGCTACAGCTGATAATGACATCAATGCTATTAGAAATATGGGAATGATTCCTCAAGGTTATACTGTGAATCACTTCTTAACTTCTAATAAAAAATGGTTCATTAAGACAGATGTACCAAATGGTCTTAAACATTTCATGAGATCACCTATCAAAACTACTATGGAAGGTGACTTCGACACTGGTAACGTAAGATACAAAGCTAGAGAGAGATACGTATTCGGATTCTCTGACCCTAGAGGTATTTTCGGATCAGACGCGACATAATCGTTAAAAGATTATTTTCTTAAAAAGGGAGGTCTATTATTGACCTCCCTTTTTTTTTGTGCTAAACTAAAACTTAATCATGAAAAATTTTCTCATACATATCTGGGCCTATGGTCACCATGCTAAATTTAATGTTTTAGCTGATGATAGCGCTGAGTCTGTTGAAAACGCTATACTTGACAAAATAGGAGAAAAAAGTATAAAATGGGAAAATCTCGGTAGGTCACATACCAGCCGAGTTAACCGTATAACTTTTGAGGAGGTTATAGATGATACAAGACCTATACAGACAGAAAAGGATCTTGGAGTTGAGGTGGGAGCAAGAGTATCTTGATAATGGCAAGTATACTCTGGACATGGTCCAAATAGATAGTAAAATCAGAGAAACTATCTTAGAGATCAAGCTTGAAGAGAGCAAAATAGCAAATAGAGAAGTTGCTATTTTAAATGCTGCCCCAGAAGTTTCAATAGCTACTTAATAAAAAAGCTATATCATTGAAATTAAGAAATTCATGCAAGGATATCTTGCGCTCTTTCAAAAAATAAGCTATATTTATATTACTATATAATAACTTTGATACAGACGCATATAGTCGACGGCCTAAAGACTGTATCAATTAACTAGGAGAATATAAACATGGCAACAACAACATTTTCGGGCCCAATTAAAGCGGGAACGATATCAAACACTACAGGAACTACTC